AATATTTTATCCTACAAATAATGGCAAAGGTTTTAAACGTTACAGTATTTAGGAGTAAAACCAAGAAGAGTAACAAGGGTGTTCACGCAAAAACAAAGACATCCTCGGCAAAGGGTAGTAAGAATTATAAAAAATCATATAAAGGACAAGGGAAATAATGGAATTCGGAGACAACAATTATAATATCTATACAGAAAAAGATTTGCACGAAATAAAAAGAATTTCAATGATTGGTAGTAAGCTAGAGATATTACTAGAGTCATTGGATGCCATTCAGGTTTTAAATGAAGCGAAGTTTGATATAGAAGAGAAAATCGTTGTAAAGCTCTCGAAGTTAATAGATTTAGTGTAATATTTTTTTGTTTAAGTGATTGTAATGCCTCAGTTTAATAAGCTGGGGTATTATCGTATATAGTAAAAAATCATTAACTTTGACTTAAATTAAAAGAATAATAATATGGCAGTTTCAATCAATGAAGCACATAAGTTTATTAGAAGCATTCTAAAGAAGAACAAGGGAGGATTTGCTTCTCCCGCGGACATAGATATGTACCTAAACAGAGCTGTTTCCGATTGGATTTCAGCTATTGTTTTTAATTATAAGAAGACAAAGAAGTTTGACTACGACCACCTACTAACAAAGAGGACTCCTTTCTCGGTAACTTCATCAACGGGCATACAAAACTTGCCTGCTGACTACTTAGAGGGGTTAACTATTTACATAACAAATGGTGGACTAGTTGAGGGAACGCTGTATAACTGGGATGAGTTTTTAGAGGTAACGAACTCTAAGATACTAGCCCCCACAACATCGTATCCAGCAGCAACAATTTTTATAGACAGCTCAAATGTTCCTAAGATTCAGTTCTCTCCTGTTCCTGTATCTGGGACTTTAGATTACACACTTGTTTATGTAAAGAAGCCAGACACAGCTGTGTTTGCTTTCACTACATCTAATGGCAATATAACATATACGTCTCAAGGTTCTGTTGACTTAGACATCTCAGATAGATTCTTAGGAGACATCTACGCAAGAACATTAATGTACTTAGGGGTGACGTTAGATAGCCCTATACTTCTTCAGACAGAACAAATTAAAGATTTGAACCAGCGAAACGACGAGAGATAATGGCAACAAATAAAGCTACCCTTAGCGAGCAAATTCAGCGAATCTACGCTAGATTCTTAGACAAAAACAACCCATCGGATGTCATAGATATCAGAGAGGTGATGCTTCTTGTAAATCAGTCTATCAATAAGATATTAAAGCTTGAGGTAGCTGAGTCGTTCAAAGCAGGTTTGGTAGACGTGCCTAAGTGTAGTCTTATTCAGTATACTGCATCGGTAACTGCGGATGCTCCTAACAATCGCTCTTCCATTACACTACCTGTCATCCCATTGACGTTACCTCTAGACATGGGTATCTGGAGTATCTCTGCATCTAATGCGGCAATGACCCCGTATATACCTATTCCTGCACAAGACGTGTTGGTATTCCAAGGGGCTAACCTAAGTTACTTAGAGGGGCAGGTTGGGTACTACATTCAAGGCAAGAAGGTATTCTTTACAAAGGATATCACATTAGCAGGAAACGGTTCAATTAGTTCTGTTATAGTCAACATACTAGCGTCTGACTTCTCTCAATTTGGAGACAACGATATGCTACCTATATCTCCTGAGGTAGAGTCTGCTGTAATTACAGAGGTACTTAATATAATTAGCGGAGGTAGAGTTTCACAAGCAGAACTAGCTAGTAAACAACAAGCTCAATAGATATGAAAACTAAGTCTATAAATATAATTGTTAGAGATGCCCTTTTGGACAACGGTCTTCCTTTGCATTACTACACAAGGTACTTGCACCACGCACTAAGAATCACAGACGAGTTGTCTATGGACTTCAACCTAGGTAACGTAAAGGTAGTCGAGTTAGACGTAACGTCTTACCAAAGAGCGGTACTACCTTCTGACTTTATTGACTTCATAGACATATCAGCAAAGCACGGAGAGAGGTTACTTCCAATGGAGAGAGAGCGTACCTTAAACAAGAAATATAATTTTGATTCAAGTGGTAATAAGATTCCTTACGAGTCTACCCTTAGCATAAACTACGACGCAGAAATAAACTACAACTTAATCTCAGGTTCTAATAACATGAACACTAGAGGAGAGTTAGTAGGTAGATACTACGGTAGAGTAAGAGCACCTAAGTTGACTTATGACATAGACGAGGTTAATCAAGAGATTGTGTTTAGTAACGGAATGATACTAACTAAGGTTACCTTGACATATATGACCTCGGCAGTATCCCGCTCTACAGCTAATGTGGTGACTCCTTATGCTACAGATGTAATTACAAAGTACATACATATGATGGCGGTTAAGGCAGAGGGAACTACACTAGGTAAGTACCAACTAGCTAAGCAAGAGTACGACAACGCTCGTAGAATATTTAGGTCTAGGATGAATGCCACAGACTTTGCAGAAGTACTCGGTTCAATAAGAAACGGAATTGTTGGTAGTCTTAAAAACTAACACTTAATATTTAACAAATGGCTAAGATAAGTCTAAGAGCGACTGGTGGATTAAACCAAGACATTGACCCTAACAACCTACCTGAGGGAGACTACCTTTCAGCCAATAACATTATATTTGATGCTGGCAAGGACGGAGGAGCGGGTGCTATTAGGATGCTGGACTCAATCAAGACACTAGGCTTAACCCAGATTACGGGCACTATTAAGGAGACGTTCTTAAATACAGACGGGATAATTTACGTGTTGGTTTATGTGAACGCAACTACTGCTTCTATATATAAGGTTGTTCCTAATATGGCAGCCAATCCTGTTACTTATGGTAATCCTGTTCAAATATTAACATACCTACACGGAGTAATATCTGTAACATTTGTTCCTGACTTGAAGGTTCTAGGAAATACTATTGTTTGGAATTACGCAAAAGAGGGAAATGACGAAGGGATTCCATTGTCATTCTTTATCCCAAATTTCTCAGGAGCATTATTGACTCCTTCTTTAAATGACTTAAAATTACAAAAGCAGACTCCTAATAATGTTGTTGCTATTACAAAAACAATAGGAACAGGAAAAGAATTCTTAGAATCTTCTGACTTTCAATTTGCATTTAGATACCAATACACAAGCTACGAGTTTTCTGTTCTTGGTAATTATTCTCAAGTATATAAAGGAGAGAAAAATACTGAATCGTATTCGTTTGCATTTACATTCTCTTCAATCCCTACTTGGGCTAGTTTCATAGAGTCCTATGTAAGGATAGGAAACAACGGAACGTGGAGAAGGATTGATACCGCACCTACTTCAAATTATACTCTTACTTGGACAGGTCAGATATATGAGAGCTTAGATGTTGTAACTACAGGAAAGCCTTTTGATGCTGTGCCTGTCAGCGTAGGTAGCATAGAGATAGCTAAGAATAGAATATTTCTTGCAAACATCCAAGACGAATACAGTCAGATAACTACTATTGTACCCCCAGACCCTATCCCATCAGGATACTCATTTCCTGCGGGTTCGACGGTTAAGACATTTAAGACAAGTACCACTACAGACACGACAGTCACAAGCAGAGAAACGGGGACTTATATAAAACCATTTGCAAATAATTATACCTATGCAATTGGAGTAGCATTCTATGACGCTGCAATGAAAACAAGAGGAGTTGAAGCAAAGTATACCAAGTTCACAACAGGAAACTTTGACTACCCAATTGTCCCAAGTATAACATTTGGAATTACAGGCGGTGCTCCGAGTTGGGCTAGGTTTGCTCAGGTTGTTTACAGTAAGAATGTTTCTAAGAGCTATATCTTTGAAGGGTATGCTAGTAGTATATTCTTTGAGACTACTAATACCGTTGTCAACGAGTTAACTAAAGAGGTAACAACGATTAAGTCATTTATTCAATCTGCGGGTAAAGACGACTTAAAGAATATTACTGCGTTTGTGATTGACATAATGGGAATGATTCGTGCGGGTAAAATATATACTTGGTCGGACGGAGACTACGCTACTATTAGAACTCCAAATGGGGTGCTTACGTTGAAGATAATTGGTCAGGTGGACAATTTAGTGTACTGTGCGTATTCAGGAGCTGAGATGACAAATACGGCTACCGTAGACCCTGCTACCTTGCCTTTTGAGTTTTATACTCCTAAGCAACAGCAGGAGGACGAGTCGTTGGTATTCTACGAATATGGCAATTTAATCCCTGTGACAACTGAAACTACATCAATTGTGGTTACGGCTGGCGGTCCTTTGAATGGTCCTGCGTCAGGAAGTAAGTTGCTGGGGGACATGGTGTTCTCTACAATAGATATGCCGACCTATACAACGTCTCCATTTGTAACAGACGTTTCTAAAGGAAGTCCTGTAGTTGAGGACGTAGTTACAACCGTTAACTCAACGCATAATTTTTCTAACTTAAGTCTTACGTATCCATCAACGGATACCGTAAAGCTAGAGAGTCCTGTATTTACATCTATTTCAAGTTCGTATTCAGATGTAATATTAAACTCAAGCAACGTAGCAGCCTCCACGGGAACGTCATTTAAGACAACTGGATATTATGTTAT